TCCATTCAACATTACGCTGATATCCACTCCGCTTGCTCCAGCCGTCAAGAATGAAACTGCGCTAGTTGCGCCTGTCGATGTGCTGGTAAAAAAGAAACGATTGTTCACTGCATCATAGGTGCAAACTGCTCCAGTAATGGCTGCTGTAATGATTCCTGCTACACCGCTTAAACTCAATGCGCCAGAGAAATTCAAATTGAGTACGCTTTGCAGTGATCCACCATCCACTTGAATCTTGAATGAACCTGTACTGATTGCCGTCCACGCTGATAGTAGAGTGTTTGCGGCTGACAGTGGGCCACCGAATAGCTGTCCAGAGGTTGCCGTCTTTGCCCACCTTCCAATAAGCAATGCTTGAGGTTGCGGATTCTGCTGAAACCAAAGTACGGCTGCTAGATATTCAGGTGCGGACGTTCCAAAGTCGGTAGCTACGGCGGTAATTGTGTTGTAGCTCCGCATTCTTGAAACTACATCAATCACTGCACTGCTGCCTAGTACTAGGCATGAACTGAGGTTTTGAGATTGGGCGGCTGTAGGAAGGAGACTGATAGAAACATTTATTAAGCGACTGATAGGTAATGTTTGCACTGACATTTCTCTTGTCTCCTAGTCTTACAGTAAGACTGCCTCAGGATTTCTTCTACGGCAATCGGCGCACATCGGTACTTCTACAAATTCCAATCTTTGGTTTATTCCAGCACTACCCAAAACAACAGTGTTCCTTACCATTCTCACATCTTCAAACTCAGTATTGCACATATTCTCTGCGCATTTCAGGCCAGATGTAGTAATGCGACTTACGATATCTTCAATGTACCCTGCTACCGCTGGCACCATGTCAGGCTCATCGGGTGATTCTACTTCGTTTAGTATTGCTTCCATATCGCCAAACGTAAGACGCTCCCGAAGTAGTATGTACGCGAATTTATTTAACTTCGCCTTGTTCATGGCACCCAATTACCTGCACCGAATCCCTGCACATTTCCATTCGTCACGTTAAATCCGAATGAGGGCTGCTTCGTCACCGTGATTGTATCACTCACCCCCTCAATATCCTCAATAATAGTTACTTCCGCTGCTACTAGATCGAGCACTGAGTATTGATATAGTTGCGCACGTCTCATCTGAAATGGAAGATCAATTCTTGTTACTTCTCGGTTGTTAAAAAAATCCGCCATCATCACCGCATCTTCCACACATACTAACCCGAATCCGGATAGTTGCATGATTTCCCGGTTCTGATCTACTTCTAAACCCATGGCAAGTAATTCTGATTTCGCTTCACAGTTAGGCCCATAGAAAGAACAAAGCACATCCATCACTTCATTTCTGTAAACGTAATCCGATATTACGTTGTTTCCGTTTTCATCTATCGAATCCCTGTGAGTCACGTAAGCATTGGTATCGCGCACTCTTTTTGTTACACCTATCGCTGCCCAATCACTCCCAAATTGCGGCATGTTTGGCGGTTCTGCTTGCCACCTTGGACGAACCATAGTTCCATCTATTCCAGTTATTCCCGCTACCATCTGCTGAAAGAACACACGTAGAGCCTCATCCTCTTTCGTGTTCGTTGCCGATGGTATTAAATAACCGCCTGTGGCCGATGTGCTCATAAAAGTCTTACCGTAAGACTTTAGTTATTATCTATCACAATTGCTGTTTCTTTGAAAATGCTTGTCGTTGTCGTTGCCGCCGTTTTGTATGTAAGAGATAGAATATTTCCCGCCGTTGTCGTGTTGAATGTGCTCATGGTCGGCAGAACAAGTTGAAGTGGTATTACCGATATTCCGGTGCTAGCAGTAGCTACGGATGTTACGTTCGGATTAACAAGAGATACAGAACAGAAACCAGTTCCCGTCGCTCCAACGGTTCTGACTGTACAGAGCACTTCGCCACTGAAAGGTACGCTAGTTCCAGTTGTCGCCGAAGCCGCCATCACTGAGGTGAATATTGCTGGGTCGGAAGTCGTTCCCAGCGGACCCATGCGGAGAGTGAACGTGCTGGTATTGGCTACGGATGAAGTGTTAGTGCCGACAAAGGGAATTCTTATTACCGTTTTGGCTATGAGGCGATTCGCTGGCATGGCGGTATCGCTCTTGGCGATTATCGTCTCTGTGGTATTAATTGCTCCCGTATCGGCGATGATGGCTGACTGTCCAGTCTTAGCGACTGGCTGATTGAAAGCAACATTGCAGTTATAGTTCTCTACTCCCGTCGTGTTCCATATGTCACAAATAGACGCAGTGGTTCCAGTCACGCGCGCTGTGTCGAGAAGTAGGTTGTCCATCATCTCCGGAGCTACAGCGTTGGCAGTGGCACTGAATGTCGCCGTAGTATGGCCGTTTGAAAATGAATCTTTAAGTTTTACATTTTGTGACTGGTCAGCTTTTACCGCAACAGCAGAGGCGCTATTACCGTTGAATTCAACATTGGATATGGTTATATTGGCTGGCTGCTGTGCACTGGTTGCATCTGTTACCAAAACGTCGGAGCCCTGTGCTGGATTTACAGTTGTGCTTATCAAGGAATCGCGCAACGTAATATTTATGGGCCTGCCTGTTCCACCTGTTGGGGCTCCGGGAAATGCTGAGTTAGCGTCTTGCCCCTGCACTAGCAGAAATCCACCTGTAGCAAAAGTTGCATCCCAGTCCTGTGCGATAAACTCAATATTGTTGACTGCCCCGCTTACTACAACCTGCGCTCCGGTAGAAGCTGCACCCTGTTCTGTTTGTCCTCCAATCCATGCTCCATTGCCGCTGCCCCAGTCAAAAATATTTCCTTTACCTGTTCCTGTTGGCCCTTGCATGAATGTCGAACCGACGTTGTACCATTTCCAGTCAATAGCATCGACCATGTACGTATTGGCAATTCCTCCACCCTGAAAACGAGAGTCATAAATTGACATCCCATCTGCCTTTTCCACGCGCAGATCGTAGCGATCTATTTGTTGGCCATCAACTAAACATCCCTGAATTACATTTTTATCCAATCGGGCAATAGACGTTCCAAGAATTGATATGGCATCAACCGTCTGACCGCCTACTCCGTTGTAAAGTAGTCTAGTCCCAAATGGAGAAGACCCTGAGTTGCTGAGTCCATTACAAATTATTGATGTTCCACCGACAGGAATAGTTATTCCCTTGGTGACGTAATCTCCCGGATCAATGAAACGCAGAGTGTTATGTACAGTGATTGGGCCACTGCAAAACACACCGTCGAGAGTGGTTATCCATATTTCGCCACCTTTTGTTCCAAGAAGCGTATCAGCGGCAACAACATCATCACACCAGTTACCTGTACCAAATTCATCAGAGAAAACTATTCCTCCATTAAGTGTCTTTAGCCTAATGGATGCTCCTGTATCGAATACAAAGTTTCCAGTTCCAGTGCTTGAAACCACATCCCCAATTGCAACCGCCGAACTAGTTACATTTTGAGTTGATCCAGCAAAGTGTGCTAATCCAACTCCCGGCGTAGTTGAGGTTACACATGTAGCACATGCAATCGTTCCAGTGGTTGTGATCGTTCCACCTGTGATTGGGGAAGTGGTAGCAATACTACTTACAGCGTTGCTCCAAAGTACATCTGTTGCCGTGCCATCCATCGCTAGAACTTGATTCGCTGTACCCTTCGCTAGTCGCGTCCATGTGGGGGTTACACCTTGCCCTGTAATGATGTCCCCTCGCGCTACAGTGCCCGTGGTGCTGTCGCCATGCGTTGCCGATAGTAAGTTGTGCGCCGTGGCTGGGAACGTCCCTGTAGTGTCAGCAGACGTTACCGCACTAAATGCAGGATTTCCGGCTGCGTTCCCGTGCAATACGGTATTTACCGTGCCTTGATTCGCATGTTGTGCCGAAGCCAGAGTATCCGTAGTACAGGTTCCTAATCCACCAGCGGAAATCGCGGTTACAAATTGATTTGTGCAGCTAGTCGTAGTCAGGTTTAAATCCGCGCTGGTCACTGCGCTGAATGATGGCTGACCTAATGCATTCCCATGTAACAACTGATTTACTGTTCCCTGATTGGCTGACGCATCGTTAATTAAATTGACTCCAGCAAACGATGGATTGCCAGCCGCGTTACCATGCAGCAGCGTTGTAGTCGTACCCTGATTTACGAAGTCCGCCGACGCCAATACAGCCGATGCCCCCGAAGTAACTAGACCCTTGGCATTGAATGTAACTTTCGTATTGGTTCCCGGTGTAGCTACCGTTGCCAGAGTAGTAGCTACCGTTCCTGCCGTGCTTGAAATGTCCCCGTTCAATGCTGGCATCTGCGCAGCAGTTACCGAACCTGAAAGATTAGTAAATGCAGGTTGCGCACATGTAGGGGCAGCGTCCGCATTGCTTCCCGTTTCAAAATTATTGGCTCCACAATTTCCCGTTCCACTTGCCGCCAGAGATGAAGCTACTATGTCCGTACCATTCCATTTGAAATATCCGCCTGTAGTTACCGGATGCGCTAACCTCTGCCAAGTAGGAGTTGCACCTATGGCGAAAAAGCCATCGCCTCTTACCGCTGCTGCTGCCGTGGTATCACCATGAGCAGTTGACAGAATGTTATGCGCAGCAGGCGCGAACGTGCTAGGCACTCCCGATAGATCGGTATAAGCAACCTGTGACCAGCTTGGGGCCGCTGCTACCGTACCGTTTCCAAGTGACTTTAGATATTGCGGAGTAGTTGTGCTATTTCCCGCCAATCGCGTCCATGCGCCAGCTTGGCCGCTGATTACATCTCCAGTTACTACGCTTCCCGGTGTCGTATCGCCATGTGTAGAACTCAATAAGTTGTGGGCGGTAGCTGGAAACGTTCCGCTAGTAAATGCACTTGTGAGCGTCGTACATGTTGAAGTAGGAGCAGCATCAGCGTTTAGCGTGAATGCGGTTACTGCCTGATTTGTGCAAGTAGTGGGCGACCCTGTACCCGATGCCGGATTAGTTGACGCTACTACATCCCCGCTTGAATTCCATTTTGGATAGGTATTTGTTCCACCTTTTGCTACCGCTGTCCAAGTCGGAGCTACGCCTATTCCTGCTATTAAGTCTCCCCGTAAGACTGTATGCGCTGTAGTGTCGCCATGTGTGACGCTTAGAAGATTGTGAGCAGTGACCGAAGTTAGACACGATGGGCACGCGAAGGTAAGTGCATTTCCCAGCGTTACTAATCCGCCTCCCGTAATTGGCGAAGTCGTATTTAAAGTCACTCCACCAGAGCCGGGAAGATCACCATTTCCTATCGCTTCATAGGCAGGAGCGGCAGTAATGGCCGTATTGTTTCCAAAAAATAGATGCGCGGCTGCTGTCGATAATGCAAAACTCTGCGCTGGCGTTGTCGTAGGATTCGCCACCGAAGTCGTGAATAGTGGCGATAGGTTTCCACTGCTGAATGATGTTACTGTACCAATTCCTCCCGATGCCGCCCAACTTAATACCGTTCCATTGGTAGTTAGAAATTTTCCTGAGTTAGTAGTCTGAGATGGAAAATCGCTCAAGTCTGAGGTTGCAGGTTGCGTTGCCGTAAATAATCCAGTTACGGAGTTATAAGAATTGATCCAGTTTGACGCTACGGATGTCTTGGTTATTGCCAGTTGCGGCGTTCCTGAAATATCGCTATAGGCAGGTTGCGATGCTGTAAACAGGCCAGTCGTGGCATCGTAACTTCTTATCCAGTTCGATGCTATTGCCGCTTTTGTCACCGCAAGCTGCGGTAATCCTGTCAAGTCTGTATATGCTGGACGTGTAGCAGTAAATAATCCTGTAGTTGAATCGTAGGAATTGATCCAGTTTGAAGCTACAGCAGTTTTTGCTATTGGCAATTGCGGGATGCTGGTAACGCAGCTTGCACACGTCAAACTTAAACTTCCCCCAAGAGCCAAAGAGCCACCACCACCTAGCGGACTAGCCGTGTTGATGGTGACAGCCCCTAACCCCGGAAGGTCAGCGATTCCTATGGATTGTGCGCCCGGAATCGCCGTTAGCGATGTATTATTACCAAAAAATGTGTGTGGCGCAAAGCTTGATAGCGAGAAACTTAATGTTGGCGTTGTAGTCGGATTGAATACAGAAGTTACAAATAACGGAGACAGGTTGTTTGCGCTGAAATTTGTAACTGTTCCCGATATTGTTCCCGAACAACTTTGTACCGCAACATTTCCTAATCCATCAGTCTGTAAGCATAGCCCTGCTACCCCCGGCGCATTCAATCTATTGATTGGCAGTTGCCCCTTGGTTTGCGTGGAAATATTGGGTAGGTTTTGCCCGAATGACAGGATGCTAAAAAGTATTACCGCGAGACTTTTCCATAGTATTTTCATGCGTAGAATGTGAGCGAGTCCCCCGGCACTAATGCATCAACAAAGGTTATAGTATTCCCGGATATCGTAAATTGACTAGGAGCCTGTAACTGCAAACTATTCTTAAACAAGATGCAGTTTTGCTGTAAGACTGTAATCGGTATCGTTGCCTGAGTGCTGGAAATGATTGTAGGTTGATAGGCAGTCACGAGTCCCCCGAACGGCAGCAGGGTTCCAGAATTTCCTAACCCTGAATTTACTTGAGGAGGAGCCGACACCAGCTCAAATAAGTTACATTCTGCTACTACGTATCCTACTCCGTATGCTCCGTAATCCCTAACATCTTCAACAAGGAAATTGTTTCCATGCCAGTACACAAGGTCAGGTTTGTAATCTGTGGGTACTCCATCCCTCGTCGATCCTCTAAGCGCAAACTTGGTAAAGACTCGCAAGTCTTTTTTACTGGTATCTTCATCCGCTCTACGATCTAACCTATCACCTATGGGCTTAACTACTCCATAAATTCCGGTGATAGCGGAAACCGAAAGCACTGACTCCCCGGAACTGTTTACCGTTTCAACTCTGCGCATGACGCTGAAGGTATCGAGCAGCATTGGACTACTTAGAACTACTATGCCGGGATTTAGTAGTGGGCACATTTATGCAGCCATTTTTTTTCTATTTTGTGCATTGTGCCATCTAATTCTAGAACAAGCTCGGCATCTCTTTGAGGTCTTTATTCCAAACACACCCTTCGTTTTTACGATATATACATTTTCCTCAGTATACTCATGGCCCCGAAAACAGTGTGTTCTTTGCTTGCAAGTAGCAGAAACAGATATCGCCCTCTTGCGATTGGTTTCCTCTGATGGCTTTATGCCCTTATGGGAAGATATAAGTTTGGCAATCGTTTCAGGGCTAGCGGTAATTCCTTTATTCCATGGAACCTGACCCTTTTTAAATCTATATTTGACACCTCCACTTATAAATGCCCTACCGTTATGAGCATTCAATTTAATTTTAGCGGCTTCCGACATTTTCTTTCTAGTCTCTTCCGCTGGATTAAATACTCCTTCTCCCCCTTGAGTAAGGTTGTATCCATTGGGGCTGATAGTTTTTAAGGCTTTTATCCAGTAGGTTTCTTTTAATTGCAACTCCAGAATGCATTTTGCGGAATCTATGGCTTCTATATCAAAATTAGATGCCCCATATTTTCGTATCGCTCTATGTATGGCAGTATTACTGCCCTGAGAATGCGCCATACACGAATGAACATTCATTCTGGTTTGAAGTTTTTGAGTAGTGATGCCTATATAACATTTTCCGTTAACCAGATTTTTTATTATGTAGACGATTGCAATCATTTCTTGTCCACCACCACATAGGTCAAACTAGAGCGCATCTGCGAACTATCCACAAGTGTCCTTGTCCCTGTTCTGCCCCTACGTCTACGCGATGCCAATGTTGCTGGTTTTAATGCAGGCTGAATATTGGAGTTGACCATTGCGCGTAACCCGTTCTGCGCTATCAATCCAACTTCTTCCAATCTCTTTTCAGTCTTTACTGAATCACCTTCCAGCACCGCTTGCCCCGCGCTCAATAGCTTCTGTTCGATCTTTACACTTACTGATTTAATCCCCGGCTCCATGAACGGACGCGCTGGAATGTTCTGGCTTGGACTACCTTTGTCGTGGATTCGGGCTAGTGTCGCATTATTGATTGGCCCACTTCTACGCGTCTTGGCTTCTGGTACTCCTGCTAGCACTTGCTTTTTCTGAAGTAGGTTAATCGCCGCTTCAAATTGCGCTAGATTATCTACTGTAATGTTTACATTAATGTTAACGTTTGTAGGCATTGGGTTATCATTCTAACCTAGAACGGGAACCACGGCCATCCAAATCCATTGACCTGTACCCCATTGTTTTGCCACCAACTAGGACTAACTTGTATTGGCCCCATGCCAACCAAATTAGCTAGTTCCAGAAAATACGTTCCATATACAGTTAGGTTCCAATGCCCCGCATCTTTTACTATTGCAGCCGCCGTATCGTAGCTAACCGATATCTCCGCTTGCTCACTGCTTATTACTCCGCGCTGCA